TTACTTTTTAGCCTTATACTTATTTATGAAATTTTTGATACCAGCAGTTCCAGTGAGTCTTTCAGTGTACTTTCTGAGTGAATCAGTTCCTACAAGTCTTTGATCAGAAGGAACACCAGATGGTCCTGGATAATTTACAACTGCTTCCATAACATCTTTAATCCAAGACTTGAACATATAGTTCTCTTTAGTCACACAGATAAGGTGATTAGTTCCTCTACGAATAATCTCACCAATCAATCCTGTATGAAGACTCTCTACAATATCACCAAGGTTAAAGATATTACCTGAAACATAGTTATCTCTCAACCCTTTAGGATCACACTTAGGTGCAATCTCCCACATCTCTGCAACTTCTTTCTTCTTCTTAATCTTCATACCAGAACGAACTGCATCAAACAGTGCCTGGGTATCACCATCATCCAAGTCCTTAGGAGTTCCACGACGGAAGGCATCAAAGTCTCCATCAACAACTGCTTTTCTCATCTTGGATGCAGACATTCCCTCAACACCTTCTGCATCCGCATCTCTTACACCAGCAGAGATAACACGAATATTCTCAAAGTCATAAAGTTCACCATTGTACTTGGTTGCCAGGTTCTCAAACTCTGCCTGACGATCTGAACCTACAATGATATTAACATCTTTATATCCTTGTTCAGATGCTGTAGTGAGAACATTAAAGATTGATCTCATCTCATCATCATTAACAATGTTCTCCGAATAGTCAGGGAACATCTTCTTCATATACGAAATCTTCATGTCAGGATCCAATGGATTCTTCTTAGGATCCTGTGATCTTGAAGGATATATTTTTAGGTCTCCACCTTGTGCTGCTTTCTTTGCAGCAGACAGAAGTTTGCCATGACCTACAGTTGGTGGATTGAAACGACCAAATGCAACAGTCAGGACTTCTGAAGTTTCTGAGCCAGTCTCTTCACCTTCTCCTCCCTTTCCTGCAGACGCACCAGTCTCTTGAGGTGCAGGTTTCTTAGGTTCTGCTTTAGGTTGTGCTTGTGCTGCTTTTGGTTTTGCAGGTCCGTCATCTTGCGGTTTTGCCTTTTTCTTATCGACAAACTTTAACTTACCATCTTCAGTAGTCGCAACAAATTTACCACGGGAGTCTAACCAACCACCGTGACCATCACTCTTGAGGTTCAGTTTTCTTGCCTGCATTGATGCCTGCGACTGTGCCTCGTTCAAGAACTGAAAGAAACTTTTCATTGATATTGATATTCCTTATACTATATTTAGTGTTTATTCTAACTTCCAATATGGAGACGATAATGAAGACCTAGAGTTTGCATACAGATAAAGATCTTCACAAACTTGCTTTTGTTTATCAGAATCTTTGATTCCTTTTATAGTTTCTGTAATAGCAATACAATGAACTTTTGAATACAACCAGGAATCAAATTGTTTTTTCTTAGTTTTATCGAGTATCAACTTGGCAAATTTTTCTTCAGTAAAACCAGTTGCATATTTTTTCAAACCAGCAACAACATATTCAGAAATCTTTTCTGGATTAGATTTTATTTGTCTAGCGTATGTGGTATCTATTTGAGCAATACCGTGCATTTTCAAAAGTAAGTTTATCGGTCCTAAAGAAATCTTTCCTTGATTTGCTTTTTGACCTTTTACCTCACCTTGCCAACCAGTCAATGCATTAGCACCACCAAAAGATCTAAATTGAATTCTAGTACCATCACTATAATTTAAGTAAGTATCAATACTATCATAATTCATAGAAAAATCAGAAAACTCTTTTTCTAAAGAATCTTTTTTATCAAAGTTTAGAAGTTTCAAACTAGAACTGTTAGACATTTTTTTAAGAGAAACCCCAAACATCTTTGGACTCTTGGGATCTATTCTTTCATTCATACATTGATTCAATCCCTTAATTGATTTTTCTTCCTCTAAACACTTAGGATCATACTTTGGTGTTGTTACATATATGTCTGCTGGAGACCACTTATTAATATCAACTCTAACACCTTCAATTTTTTTAATTCTCTTAAATTGATTTTCAATATGATCTACAGTCTTTGAACCCCTATGAAATTTTATCCCGGTTTTAATTTTTGAAAATTTCTCCCACAATTCATTAGCACCAAGAACTGACGACTCAATCCAATCATCAGGAAGTTCATTTAGTATTTTTACAATATCTTCATCAACATCAAACTTATCTCTGTTTGCATTAACATTATCTGGGGTAATATCTGAGTGACTTATTTTTCTACCAAGACCAAATGCTACAGCAGCATAAACTGCTTGTGCAGATTCTGCCATCTTGGTAACAGCAGCACCAGCACCAGACCCACCTCCTTTCTTTGGCTTGAATACAATATTCAAATATGATGAGGTACTCTCTGATACTTTTAGACCTTCAAAGGTAGATCCAGGAACTTTAGTTTGCTCAGCCTGTATACCTGCTTTTTTAAATGCTTGTTTTATTTCTTCCCTTGCTTCAGATCTTTCTTTAGTAAGAACATGAAGAGTTGTCACTCTAGGTCCAGCATTCTTGACCTCAGTGTCATAGTCTTGCAAAATTTCATTAAGGGCAAGTAATGTTTCTGCAACTGTTGTCATTTATCAATACTTTTTAAGTATTTAGAATGGAGTTAAGGGGACTCGAACCCCTAACCCCCTGCTTGCAAAGCAGGTGCTCTACCAGTTGAGCTATAACCCCAAATAAATAATGCAGGAAATAATCTTGCATTATGAGCGCAGACACAGGACACTCTATCAATTGGTTGATCACACGTAAATCTGGTGATGATACCGAATACTTAGTTTCAGCAACACCTACATGGAAAACTGACAAACGATTTGCAAAGATTTTTGATACTAAAGCAGGTGCTAGAAAGTATTTAAAATCTACTGGAGAAAAAGGAACTGTTCGTAAATCTGATTAATATCAGGTTTTCTCAGTTTCTTCTACAGGAAGATTTGCTTCAATCTGTTCATCCAGTTGTCGGATAAACTCGCGGATTGTTGATGCTCTTTTTGAAGGAAATTCGTAACTATCTTGTCTAGTATATTGAAACAAGGCAGAACGAATCAATGCTGCATCGTGAATATTTAGTTTTAGATCAATATCGATGTTGCAACTCACAGGTCTCCCTCCTTACGATTTTCAGAATGATGAACATCAAACTCTCCACCAGGATATCGCGCTTTGAGTTTGTCCACATTCATTTCTAGCACTTCATCAAAGGTTGTGTCAAGTGCCATACATGCTTGAGCAATGTACCAGCAGATGTCACCAAGTTCACGTTTCATGTGGAAGACATTATCTTCATTGTAGGGTTTGCCCTGAAAGATAATCTTCTTTACAACCTCAGTAAACTCACCAGACTCAGCAGTCAAACCGAGTGCAGCAGTCAGCAACTGAGAAGTGTTAGTTCCAGTGACTTCAAGTTCTGCAAGACGAGAACCCATTGCACCATAGTCAAGACTAGGTTCACTGGTCACACCTTTTACAAATTCAATATACTTTTCGGTATCAACGTTAGTCATGAAAATCAGGAATAAATGGTTCTAGTTGGGATTCAGGTAAATTTTGTTGCATGGGCAGTTCAAAATCAGGAGCAACCCTTACATAAGGAACATCCACAGTCTGTGGGGGATGAGGAAGAAGTATCTTAGCATATACAGCATCTGGGTACATACTTAGAATACATTCAACATCTCTCAAAGTTCCACAATGACGTTTTGACCCATTAGGTAAAGTCATCTCATAATAATGTGGGATGTCTGTTCTTACTAGGTCAGAATTTGAATCCGTCAAAAGACTTCTTTGGTTTTTGTTCTTCATAAGTATACTCCTCTTCTTTACCACTGTCAAGGATGTCATCTTGTGCTGACTGCTCACAATCGTAAAGACGCATTTTGGCACGATCAATACCAACCACAAAACGTTTATGAATGGTCGGATCGTTATATCTATTCTTCAACTGCTTCACCATAATTTGTCCCAACCCCTCAAGGTCATCTGTAGAAATAAGGGCAAACATAAGAT